GTTATCATTCCATGTTTTTTTAGCAAAAGGACATGCTGGAAAACCACCTAAATGTTTATTGGGAACTTCTAAAAAATGCTCTGACCATTTACGAACGTCATCTGTTATTTCTTTTTTAGAATACACCTTTAAAATCGAAGCCTCTTACGGCTGCTCCTGCTCTTCTTTCTTTTGAAATATAACCTCCACTAGCTGCAAATGTTTTTACATTTGTAGGCTTACCACCTGGATTACCTGCAGCTCTTTTTCGTTTGACAGCACTCGCCTTTTGCGACTTTGTCATCCGTGTGGCTTTTGCAAGTGGAACGCATTTCGGGTATTTTCTTTTGTTCCCCTTTGACCTTCCACAAGGTTGATATTTTCCGTCTTTCTTCGGGGCTCCAATGTCCACCCACTTCTCTTTGACCCATGCTCTTAATCCTTTCTTTGCCATTAAGTGATTGTTGTTCTTTTACGTTTGTTTTCTGCAACCGCACCACATCCTCTCGCAATACCACCTTTGTTAAGATGAGAAACCTTTTTTCTTTTTTGTGAAAGTCTGTTAGACGCAAGCATCCCTCCATTAGCTTTAGATTTTACTTTTCCTGAACAAACTGCAGAAGCGTACATATTGGCATAAGCTGATGGATAAACGTCATATTTTCTTTTTGCTGCAGCTTTTCCTTTTGGACACAATTTACCCATGACCTTGACCTCTATATTTAACGTGTTGACGTCGTTTGTTTTTATTCTTTGGCCTACTGCGTGAAGAATTACCTATACTAGTTCTTTTTTTGACAGGTGTAAAGTATTGGTTATTTGGTAGTTTTGCTGCCATTATTTACGCTCTATAATCTTTTTTATTTTAAGAATACCTTCTGAGTCTGGCTCTAGTTCTGCTACTACTTGACCACATTCATATCGAATAACATTTGATCTGCTATCTGATAAGTTGCGCTCACTTTCTCTCTTAACTTTAAGGCAATGTGATAAACCATCTGTCTTCATAAACCCATCCATGGATCCATTGACTATCATCATCATTGCGAATACTGTTTCAACCACCGCCATTTTGTCTTACCTTATCTTTTACATGTTCAACATCTTTTTGTAGTTTCTCAACTTGTGTTTTTAGAAAATCTATATTTATATTGTTTGATTCAATAGATTGTATTTCTTTTTCCATGACCTCATTTTGCCCTGCTAGGAACTCCAACAACATGTATAATTCCTGATTTACAGGTGTCTGCTCAGCTTTTTTTAACAAATCGGCCTCCATTAGCTGTCTTGCTGTCTCAAGTTGAGTCAGCCTTTGAGTCAAATCACTATAGGCGAAGATCCCAATCCCTATGGCCATGATTAGGCCAATTAGGTTTCTCATAGGCATGCTTATCGCTGTGTTATCTGATATTTTCATTATTTATTCATTTGTGCTAGTGGGTTAGCAAGAGTTAACTTAATTTGTTTATCAATACTCTCTTGTAATTCTTTCATTTTTTCTTCTAAGTCCGTTTTTAATTTTGTCATGTCTTCTTCAACAGTATCTATTGCAATCTTTAAATCTTTTGAATTATCTCTAGCATCTTCTTTAACTTGTTGTTCTACATCATTGACAATTTTTTCTACTCTTCTTACATCTTGCCGAAGGTCGTTTTTCAATTCGTTTGCCACATCACTCACTAAGCGGATTTCCGACATCATCATTTCCATTTCTTGCATTATCATTTCAACTTCTGTTTGTATTAGATCTGTTTTGCTTTTCATTTCTTCTTTAGTCAAAGCAATAGTCTTATCAAACGCTGAAAGGTCTGGGGCAACATAAGATTCAATCTGCGCAGACATATCCTGAAATTTATTGAACATCTCAAAACCGCCATATAAAACACCAACAGTACTACTCAATGCTAGTATCACTGCGAGCATTTTTCCGCCCTTGAAAGTTATGCCTCCTATATTTACTTCTGCCATTGTTGCATTATCATTTCATCCATAAGCACGTCACTTCCTCCAAATAGAAAGTACTGTGCTATGTTGTTAGTTGTTAGTTCAGCATCAGGTATTGCATTATCTGTAAAGAATCCTTGTATATCATTTAAACTTTGTTGACCTTCAAAGAATGATTTAGAGTTACCTAATACTTGCATCACAATTAATGTTTTTAACTGATTTGCAGAGTCATATCTACCCTTATCACCCATCTTCTTTAATATTTTTTTAGCTGCGACTTCTTTTTTACTCTCTTCTTTTTTTACCTCGTCTTGATCCTTATCCTCTGTTTCTTCCATATCTTCTTCGCTATCTTCATCTTTAGCAACCTCTGGTGAGCTTTCTTCCTGCTCAGGCTCCTCTTTCGTAGTAGGTTCAGTTTCCTTAGTATCTTCTTCAGTAGGTTCATCTTGTACCTCCTCTTGTTCTGGCTCAGAAACTTCTGGTTCTGGCTCAGGTTCTGGTTCATTTACTTCTGGTTCTGGCTCTGGCTCAGGTTGTGTTTCTACTTCAACCTCTGGCTCAGGCATTTCCATCTCCATCTCCATCTCCATTTCTATTTCTGTCTCAACACTTGCCATTTCCATCTCTGGTATTTCCATCTCCATCTCTGGTATTTCTATTTCCATAACAGGCATTTCCATCTCCATTTCCATTTCTACCATTTCATAAGAAACGTCTGAGTCTGGCTCCTGTATTGGTTCTATTTCTATTTCTCCACCAGGCTGTTCATTAAAATCATTGTGATCAATAATATTTTCTACAATATCTATTACTTCTGTCTCTGTGCTACCGCCGTAAGCAATCCACATTTCTACTGTTGTAATCTGTTGTTGAACTATTGTAGATATTACATTGTAAAGTACGTTTATGGTAATATCATCAAAGAGCGGGCCAATTGCCATATTGATATCACGCCCACCAATTTCGATTATCAACGTTGTTATAGTGCCTGCAAAATCAAAACCATTTTCATATTCTTGATAACCACTAGCTACACCAGATTCTGATAATATATCCGTACCACTAAATACATTTGTGTTTCCGTTCTTACCTGTAATGTGCATGTAGATACGATCTTGTGCATCTCGTTTATCAACTTTAATTGTGTAGTTAGTTCTTCCTCCATTTTCTATATCAAGTGAAGATATATCTACTGTGTTAACAAACGTGGTTCCCATTCCTTCCACGCCCATTGTGCTTGTACTATTGCCCGATCCTGTAATTTGTGCACACTTATCTGTGCCTAAATTATAACAACCACTTCCTGAAGGCATGTTTGCAGGCCCTTGTCCTCCAAAATCCTGATCCATATCACCTTCAAATCTAGGCTGTACAAAACCATTATCACCATCCAATAAATCACCTGAGTCTACGTTAGTAACTGTATTTGTTGTCGTCGTTGTTTCTGTTGTCGTTGTTACAGTATAGCCATCTGCTTCATACTCTATTGTTTCTGTAACTACTTCATCTATTATCTCTTCAATAGTCGGCGTACATAATCCAACTGTATCTGTTGAACAGTCTACTGCTTTACTAGAAAAGGATAGGGAGACCGATATACATAGCCATAGCCAAAAATAAAAACTTCTGGAATTCGCCATCGCTTACATCCTCATTTACATTAATCTTTAAAACATCATCTTTAAATACAGTACTACCTTCTGGTATCATATCTGGATTTGATTTCCATTTCTCCAAAGCTTCACTACCAATAGCGCCCATATATGGAGGTGGAGTGCCTGCCATAACTAAACTATCAAAAACACGTGCGTCTGTCGCTAACAATGAAATTGAGGCAACTTTAAGGCCACTCGCATAAAGCTGGCGAGAAAGCTTCAAAAGCTGGCACAGCTCGTCGTCCACTACTACTCCTGTAGCGATACCAAGTATGTTTGTTTGTATTGCACCTGACGTTGCTACTTTACAAATATCAGAATTGTTGACAACAACACTTGGCGCATTTGCAGTAGGCACACTTTTATCCGTCACTACGGTAGAACTCACCGTGTTTGTATCTGCACCATTGGCGCTAGTTATTGCACCAACAACTAATATAAAAGTTAAAATAAAAAAAAGAGTTCTCATTTAACATTTCCAACGTTTTCTTGCTTGTCGTAATCTTGATTTAGGATTTGCTGCTGCTTTTGGAAACTGTTTCATTTGTCCTGCGCTTCTTGCACAATAAGATTTTCTACGTTTTGCAGCTTTAGATCCTTTTTTAACTTTGCCTGTTACGGCTGTTTTTAATTTAGAACCAGGGTTCATCGCTCTATATTTCTTGACTCCAGCTCTAGTCATTCCCGCCCCCTTTTCAGTAGGGCGGAAATTCTTTTTATTTCGTTTTGGTTGGTTATCAGCCATATAAAACTTCTACATGTGTAGCTTGATTGAAGAAACAGTAAAGATCAGTTTCAAATCTCATTCCTGGATCTGGAAAACTAACTTGTAAAATTTCATCCTCGCCTGAACCTATAGCTGGAGTTGGAATTGTAAATTTAACAGTTCCACCTGAACCATTATCAATTAAATCAACTCTGCCTAAAGTTGCACCACATCTAATGTTCAATCCAACAACTCTAGCTGGAGCACTAAGTGTATTAGTGCCTGCCGATACTTTAGTTGTTACTTGACCACTAGCAGTTAATTGTTTGTTTTTGAGAGCAAACATTTTTAACTCCTATCTTTCGATCATGCAAGTTACGTAGTCAACTGTCATTGTTTGAGCAGAAGCCTCACCATTTTGAATACCAAAAGAAATTGTTAATTCTTCGTCATCAGGTAGGTTAGTTGCCGCAGATTTTAGAGGAGCAGCATTATTAATTGAATAATAAACAGCATCTCTATTTGCATCAATAAACCATGATACAGTAATAAATGTATCATCTGCCATTGTAGCAACGTCTTCAGTTGTTGTTGCAGTGTTATCTTTTTCAACTTGAAAATCTAATCCTGCGTCGCCATCTGCACTAATGAAGAAAATACCATCTGTTACATCTAATGGTGATGTATCAGTAATATGTAATCCCATTACGAAATCAGATTGATCAACATCATTTACTTTAAATCTTGCTGAAAAGTATGCAGATTTATTTGAAGCTAATGTAAAAGATTCACCTTTTAATTGTAAAAAGTCTAAATCATTATCAGCATTATCATTTGTAATTAATAATTGACCGCCTGCTCCAGATGTAAGTGCTTCACTTGCATCGCCTGAGCCTGCTTCAGTTGTTGTGATCGTCCAATCACCAGAATTGTACGTCATAAAGTCGTTAAAATATCCATAGAAAGTTTGATCTGATGGATAAGGTTGGAACATTGGTTGATCTTTTTTGTACTCGGTAGCATCAGTGTTACCAGCCCATAAGATCATGTTCTGAAAATGAGGGTTTGCCATGTTTATCTCCTTGGTTGTATAGCCCTTTGTCATGCAGTCTCTATACACGTCGCCTAGCCAGTGTGCACGACTATGTTTATCTAGGATACTTATCAATAGTATAAAATAAAAAAGGCGCTCTTACAAGCGCCTTCTTTTCCTGGGAGGATCCAGTAAATTTTATGAACCTTGAGATCCGTATACACATCTAGGATCTGAGAATCCAAAGCTGTATCTCTCTCTTGCTTTGTATCTCATGTTTCCTGTGTCGAAATCACCTTCCATGCCTGTAGCAAGGGCAGCTCTTACGAAGTGTTTAAATCCATTAGGAGCATCAGTTTTAATAAAGAACGCATCAGTATCTGATAGGTAGTGGTTAACCACATATCCATCAGGTAACATACCCATGTTTCTCATTGCGTTGATGTCATTGTCAGACGTACCAACTCTAAGAGTAGAATTTAAAATTCTATCCGCTACAAATTGCGTGTTTACTGGGATGATTAATTTTCTTCCCTGCATTGCAACTTTTAAGCCTCTTTCGTCGATAAAGCCTGCAATATCAATCATTGCTTGCTCTAATGAGGTTTCGTTCAAGTCAGCATTAGTTGAACTTATGTTTGAAAAAGTTCCCCCTAAAGCAGTTGGGTGAGCGCTGTTTACTAAAGAAACACCATCTCCGCCAGCAGTTGCAAATGCATTATTTAAAATGTTTGCAGCTTTTACTTGCTTTGTATATGCCATTGAACGTGCCAATGATTTTGTGTAACGAGCCGATAAAGTATCGTACAAGTTGTCTTCGACAGCTTCCTCAGTCAAACTGAATGCTAATGCAACAGTTTCAT